TTTATGAAAATCAAAGAGCTGCGGAAAGCCGCGAATCTCAATCAGGTGATGCTTGCCGAACGCATGGGCGTCACGCAGTCTACCGTTAGCAGCTGGGAAACCGGAAGCGCAATGCCGGCGGCCTCTACGCTGCCGAAGCTGGCGGACTTGCTCGGATGCACCATCGATGATCTGTACGGACGCTCTCGGGAGAGCGCATAAGGAGGATTTTTATGCCGGAGGAAACCGCAAAAAGGGCTTACGCCTTTATGGTTAAGTGCTGGTACGAGAAACGGGGATTTCCCGTGACGAACGTTCAGATCGAGCGGGTGGAGTCGGATCAAAAAAGCGCCCGGAGAAGCAAATCGTCCACTCCATCTTGTCACTATACTACCAGCATCGGAGGCATTCAGCCATGACGGATCGAGGCAAAAGCATCTATAAGATCTGCCGGGAGCAGGCGGGCTATACCCAGGAGAGGGCGGCGGAGCTTCTTCCCTGCTCGGTGCGCGCGCTGGCCCGGTATGAGGCCGGAGAAGTTTCTGTTCCGGACGACCTGGCGTACCGGATGGTGAGACTCTACAACAGCCAGTTTTTGGCGGTGGAGCACTTACGGCAGATCAGCCAGGTGGCGCAGGATCTTATCCCGGCCGTGGACGAATGCACGCTCCAGACGGCAGCAATCCGGCTCGTGAACCGGGTGCTGCGCTTTGCACGGGACCACCGCGATCAGCAGCTGATGGAGATCATCGAGGATGGCGTCATTACGCCGGAGGAGCAGCCGCTGATGGGAGATATCGTGCGAGATATTACAGCGATCGTCAGCGCCTGCACCGAAGTCAGAATCACCGCCGCGAAAGGAGACATTCAGCGATGAAAGCGCAAAAAAAAGAACCGCCCCGGGCTGGCACCCGAAGCGGTTCGGTCCAAGGACTTGCGTCCGAGAACGATTGCAAAATTATTATAACACAGTATTCACGGAAAGCGCAAGCCCAATTTTCGGGGGAGGAGGCGCTGGATGTGAGCTGGACGGAGCTTGTGCTTTGCACCATCGGCATCGGCTGGTCAGTGGGCCGGCTGTTCCGGCTGGTGGACTATATCGACGGGAGAAAGGGGCTGCGGAAGGATGCCTGAAATTACGAAAGAGCGCCTGAGAGATATGGAGGATAGCTGGAATTTTGAGACCAGCGACCCGACTACGCAGGAGTGGCGGGATGATCTTACGCCGGAGGAGGCAAAGATTGTTGCCGACTGGGATGGCATCTACACATCCGGACTACGCGCAATCACCAGAGATATCATGGTCCTTTACCGGGAGGGCGAGCGCAATGGCTGAGAGCATTATCCGCGGAAAACGACAGGGCTTTACAGTTCTGTACAACTCCGTGCTGATGGACAATCGGCTGGATCTGAAGACCAAGGGCCTGTTTGCCATTGTACAGTCCTTCCCGGATGACTGGGAATACAGTGTCAGCGGACTGGCTGCACGGGTCGGAATTGGACGTGATGGAATCCGCGCCTGCCTCCACCAACTGGAGGAGGCAGGCTATCTTTTGAGAGAGCAGCCGCACGGAGAACACGGCCATTTTGTACGGACTACATTTGTTTTCCAGGATCAAGCACCGGTTAAAAAGTCACCGTTGACTGAAAAACCGTCAACGGTTGAGCCGTCAACGGTTGAACCGTCGCCGGTAAATCCGACACAAGTAAATAAACACTTAAGTAAAGAAACAAAAGAGATAACCCCCATACCCCCAGCGGGGGATACCGATCCGGATCTGTTTGACCGCTTCTGGGCGGCCTATCCCCACAAGGCCGGAAAGGAGCCGGCGCGGAAAGCGTGGAAACGCCTGAAGCCGGACATGACCCTCTGCCGCACGATGTCCGCAGCGCTGGAGCTGCAAAAGCAGTCGGAGAGCTGGCAGAGGGAGAATGGGCGTTTTATCCCCATGCCGGCGACATGGATCAACCAGCGTCGGTGGGAGGACGAGATATCACCCCAGACCTCAGCTCCGCATACGCCGGAGCCGGACGATGGGCAAAGGGGGCGGTTTCTGTGAGCGAAAATGCATTCGTTCATCCGGACGCCGTTCTGTCTCAGACGCTTCTGGATGCCCAGTGCGGCGTGCTTGGGGCCATGCTGATCGACCCGGATACCGTTGGCCCTACGCTGAGTCGCGTGCAGGCGTCTGACTTCACGGTCAAGCAGTACAGGACGATTTTTCAGGGCATACAGGCCCTGTTCCGGGACGGAAAGCCGGTGGACGGAATCACGGTGCGCGGTATCATCGGAGACAGCTTCACTGGAATTTTAACGCAGCTGATCGACAGGACGCCCACCTCTGCCGCCATCGACGTGTACACCGACCTGCTCAAGCGATCCGCTATGCTCACTCACCTTCGTGACCTGGGCGCGGAGCTGGCCGAGGCCCAGACCGCCGAAGATGCACAGGCGCTGCTGGATAAGGCCATGCGATTGCAGGTCGGAAAGCCGGACGTGCAGTCCCTAACATTCGCCCAAGGCTATGAGCAGTTTTATGACCGGCACAACGGAGAAACCGCCGTGGAGTTTCTGGACTGGGATTTGCCGCAGCTTAACAGCGTGATAAAAGCCGAGTGCGGGAACATTATCATCATCGGAGCTTATACAGGAGATGGAAAGACGGCTTTTGCCCTACAATGCGCTGCGCGCTTTGGTCGGCGGCACAACGTCGGATATTACAGCTTTGAGTCTAAAAAAGAGCGCCTTTATGATCGTCATGTGTCCAGGACGGCAATGATTAGCAGCAGTAAAATTACTGCAAATGCGTTGGACGAGAGTGACTACAAAGAGTTGATTGAGCTTAAGAACCCTCTGTCGGATCCGAAGGTTACGATCATAGACGCTGCCGGTATGACAGCCATGGATATTATCGCAAGCAGCCAGGCGAATCACTATGATATTGTCATTGTAGACTATCTCCAGCAGGTGGAGCAGCCGTCCGGTCCTTACATGAAGGACTTTGAACGCGTTACCGAAGTTTCGAGAGAGCTGCAAAGATTTGCCGTTCGCACAGATACGGCTGTTATTTCTCTTTCACAGCTATCCAGACCTGACAAAGTGAAAGTCAAGTACAAGGGCGATGACGGGGAATGGCATATACGCAGTATCACACCACCTCCGACAATTGGAGACTTACGCTCATCCGGGCAAATCGAGCAGGATGCTGATGTCATTCTGCTGATGTGGCGTGAGGACTATGAAGTCAAAGAGTCCCCGCGAATCATACAGGTGGCTAAGAATAGAAATGGAGAAACGCTGGACAAGGTAAGGTGCCATTTTGACGGAGATTTGCAGACCTTTTCCCGCATCGCTCCCGGAAGCGAACCGCCAGTGCGCATGGCGGCCCCGCAATCCCCCCAGATGCGCATTTCGGACATCACCAGCCCGGCCGAGGTGGCCAAGGCCGCTGAGATCTTCCCAGAGGAGGACGGAAAATGCAAGTAGGAGAGCCAATTGACTTCTCACCGGACGCTTTCAGCGTGGCGATCGACTGCGCGGGCGGAGAGCGGATCAAGCATCCGCAGGTGCTGCACGGCTATATCGAGTACATTCACCCGGATGGGCGGTATTACGTAGCAGCCGCGCATCTGAATGGACATGTGATCCGGGAAGCATACAAAATCACAAAAGAGGTGTGACATGAAAACGATTGCATTTATGAACTTCAAGGGCGGCGTTGGCAAGACCATCACGACCGCCACGGTGGCTTACATCCTGGCACAGAGATACGGAAAGCATCTGCTTCTGATCGACGCCGACAGCCAGGGGAACTTAAGCCAGTACATCGGAGTCCCGGCGGAGGAGGGGAACAGCACGCTGGAGCTGCTGGAGTCCGGCGCCGGATACTATCCCGACTTCGTCACTCCCAGCAAGTATCCGAACATCGATATCATCCCGGCTGGGCTGAGCCTGATCAGCGCCGATATTGACGCTTTCCGCCTCGGCCGGTGTAACCAGCAGTCGATCGCGGATCTGCGCGACGCGATCGAGGATGACGCATCCAGCCCGGCGCGACGGCCGGAAGATCCCCCGGCCTATGACGCTCTGCTGATCGACTGCCCGCCGGCTATGACGGCGGCATGCGCCGCGGCCCTGACGGCGGCCGACGAAGTGATCATCCCGGTTCGGATCGACGCTTTTTCAACGGGCGGGATGTCCGAGCTTATGGCGCAGCTGGCCAATATGAGGAGAATCAACGACCGCCTGCGGCTCCGCGGCGTGCTGGTGACCCAGTTCACGCGGACCCGGGAAGAGCGGGACACGCT